CAGTCGCCCATACTGGCTCGGGTGGGGGCGCGGGTTGGGCTGGATCGGTGGGCGGTAGCGGCGGGTCTGGTATTTGTATTTTTGCCATTCCATTTGATCTTGTTGCGTAAACCTGTTATTAATATGTCAACCTGGGGGTCTTATACCTATTGTAGTTTGATACTCGCGTTTTGGTTATTTACAAAAAGCGATTCGTGGTTGTTTTGCGCATATTTTTCATATGTTATGTTTCTGGTTGATGTATTGATTCTTACATAAAATTGAATAACTTTTTCCCGATTTGTCTATTTCATCCTTTCTGATTCGTAGTTAGTTTAGTTATTACATCGGTAAAATGCATTACTCGGTCCAGTCATTCGTTTTATTATTATTCATTCATTTCGTGTTTTGTTTATCAGCAAAACACGATGTACTTGTTGTCCTTGGCTCTGCCGACGACCGTATTCTCAGCGAGCGTGTTGCCGCTGCGATGCAGTACATTCAATCTTCCCATAATCAATCCATTATTCTATTCATTTCGGGGGGTGTCAAGAACGCATTTCATGGCGACGACGGTCTTGTGAATGGTTCTTCTTCTGAGGCATCCAAGGCTGCTGGCGCTTTCTCTAATGAATCATCATCTTATGAAAATGTTCAAATTGTTCTTGACGAAAACGCCACCAATACCGCCGAAAACTTTGCGTACCTCAAACGCTGGGTCAATCATAACTTCTCGCAAGACGATTTGCCTTCCTTTGTCATTACCACCTCCGATTTTCATCAAGTTCGTGCGGAACGCCTATTTCACGGTTTCCTTCCCGACGTCACTCCGCAATGGAATCTCAGCAAAAGTTCTTGCTCTCGTTGCTGGGCCGATGAATCCATTCATATTAAAAATGTTCCCGCCGATATCTTGAAAGCCAGACATATTGTGCAATAGAGTTGGTTCTTTGGTCTTATCATAAAAACATAAAAAAATTTTAACTGTACTTTTGTTTTTAATGGTTGCTGTATGCATTCAATGTTGCAGTAAAAAATACATTATATACAAGTCGTTTTTATTGTTTTGTTGTTTTGTTGTTTTGTTGTTTTGTTGTTTTGTTGTTTTGTTGTTTTGTTGTTTTGTTGTTTTGTTGTTTTGTTTAGTACTGAATTAGATCTTCCGTCCACTCTCCGTCATATGATAGACCGTTTGCTTCAGTAACCCTGCCTTTTCCGTGCTTTTTGTCGTTTTCCCATTTGCCCTGATATACTGCGCCTGTACCATACTTCATTTCCCCTCGCCCGTGTTTTACGCCATTTTCCCATTCTCCGTAATATACTTGGCCGTTTGCATAAATCATTTGGCCCACTCCGTCTCTGCAATCATCTGCCCAGAATCCATTATATATTGATCCGTCCACATAATTCATTTGTCCCGTCCCGTATTTCTGATCATTCTGCCAGTCTCCGTCATATACTTGACCGTTTACTTCTGTCATTGTTCCTCTTCCGCTTCGCTGTCCGTTTAACCATTGGCCGTAATACACTGATCCGTCTGCGTATATGCATTCGCCATTCCAATAAATGTTACCGTGTGTCATTTGCCCGACCTGGACTTGACCCGTTGGTAGGACAAATTCGGCGTCTATGGGGGGTTCCTGGCGATATGCATTGCTCCGCATAAGGGGGCACGGTTTAATGTCTGTGTTGTTGTTTTCTTGGTTAGTCTGTTGACTAGCGGCGCTCATTGTTGATTATTGATTTCCTTGTTCTGCTGATACCATTTGTTATTGTAAGAAAAAGTTTTCAATTTTTTAAATGGTTGTGCGAATTAATGCATAAAAATCATATTTTGCCACGGGTAAGAATTATATTATTATAATTATAAAATTCCATTTTTAATTTTTTTCTGTAATACAATCAATGCATTCTTGCCTCTTATCCATTCACTTTCCCATATATATTTATATTCAAATCCGGATTTTTCACAGAATTGTTTTTTGTTGAGGGTATTTTCATACAATTCTCCATACGTTTTTTTTGCTTTTGTATTAATATCTGATGGATTATAAATGGCTGGATTGCCATGCCAGAAATCCCCGTGATATTCAAATACCATATTGTCCTTCATACTATACCCATCTGCTTTAAATGTAGAATTTGGTATAATAAATTCACCACCATCATGGTTCATTATATGACGAATATCCGGAACAGACACTTTAATATATTCCAACCATTCAATTTGACCTTTTGAATAATTCTTTTGAAATTTTGTTAATTTCAAATTATATTCTGGAAACAATTCTGTAATCATTCTTGCATGAGATGTGTTGTAATAATTAGTCAACATACTAAGCAATCCATTATCTTTTATTGTTTGCCGGTCAATATAGTACCAATCTTCTGATCCTGTAAAATTTAGTTTCGTTTCTAGTTCAATGAGTGCTTTTTTACGATTTTCTGGGTCAGTCCATGCGCAGTTTGAAGTTCTGTTAAATTTCCAAGGTTGCCAATCATGATTTGGGTATACACTTTTAAGAAATTTATATAATGATCCATCATAGTAGCTAACAACCAACCCTGCCCCATCATTGTCTATTATTGTTTGTAATGCAACATTGTACCAATCATCGTACGTTGTATAACGACTTTCTTTTCCAAACCAGTCGGCGTACATCTTTTGATTATTAGCGTCCTTCCAAAAATTATTAGGCGCATTATCAAACTTCCAAGGCAACCAAGTATAATGAGGATAAGTATTTTGAATTAATCCCAATACAAATTTTTGAGGCGAATCGCCATAATACTTACCAACTAATCCAGAACCACCATTATCGTGTATCATATATAGTTTTATTTTATACCAGTGTTCTGGTTCTGTATAATTGAGTTTTTGTCCCAAACTCTGTGCAAATTGGATTTGATGTTGATAATCGTCCCAATATCCATGTTGTACCTGGTTAAATTTCCATTCTACCCATTCATACTCTGGGTATATAGTTTTCACGATACAATTTACAAACTTGATTGGGGAATTATTATATTTACTCGACAACAACCCTGCACCGCCGTTCTGTGCAATTTGTTGGATTGAAATTTTATACCAATCATCTGGTTTTGTATACCCGAGTTGCTTGCCTAACCAAATCGCAAATTTTGTATGATTTGCATCATTATCCCAATACCCTTGCCGTACCTGCACCTGGTTAAATTTCCATTCTACCCATTCATGCTCCGGGTATACAGAAGTAATAAAATTTATAGGCGATCCATTATAAATATTAATTAACATGCTGTGTCCATAATTAGAACGTATCACATCGCCAGTTATATCATACAAATTATTCAGTTCATTGTAATTGTCGCCTTCAAATAACAATCCAAGGATGTTTTGCTCATCAAACCCATGTTCAGTAAATAACCAGTCAGCATACTTGCGCCCGTTTGGTCGCATTTTAATTTGAATGCGTCCCTTTTCCACGTTGAGTTCTTTTTCACCATTATCATAATCAATATTATACGTTCCATTACCATTCACTTTTGATATATTCCCCATACGAGCGATAGCATCGTTGTTATTTCTTACTTCTACAAATGCATTTAAATCCCAAAACCCCTTAGGGATTCTGTTCATTTTCCATGGCAACCAGTCATAATCAGGAAATAAGATTTTAAGAACTGTTATGGTTGAAGAACCGCATTTTGCAAATAATCCTATCCCATAATTATCTTTTAGATTATGTGGGGTAAGCTTATACCAGTCATCCATATTAGTAAAACCAAGCGTGGTTGTTAAGTAATCACGATATAAAGGTATTGCGTGTGGGTTATTCCATGTTCCGTCTAGAACTCGTCTCTTATCGAGGTTAATAAATTGTGTAAAAGATGACATGTTGCTACTAATATATTAATATATAACCGTATAATCAATTTTACATTGTTGAACATTTGAGTTCGCACCCTCAGGTGACACGCTATAACGTATCTGAAATAATAAAAATAGTTTATGCTGTGTAAAATATGCATTTAGATTATTCTATGGTATAAAATTGAATACTATTTTGCCGGTTGTATGGTTAGTATATTAAATGAACTCTATGTTATTATAAAATGATTTTGTCTGCGAATAAGACTGTGTCTGCGAATAAGACCGTTACTAATCGATGTCTCTTTTGTAATAGTTTGTCGCACCCGTCCAGGGCCTGTAATAGTAATATGAATGGTCGGCGAAACCTTGTTGACAGTATGGCCAATTGTATGATGCGCAAAGAATGTCCTGATTTCAGTTCGTTTGCTATCAACGAATTGAGATATATCGCCAGTAACTATGCGATGTATGAAAAAACCACGTGGCCACACGACCATATGGGGAACAAGTATAATCGCAAGTATTCGCTATGTCCCATTTCTATGACGCTTTCTAAGAACAGGACGGTGCGTGCCCTCATTGACCGATGGACTGGATTTGCCCCTGTTCGGGAATTGCGACAGTCAGAGCCAGAGTCCAATGACTGTCCAATCTGTTACGATAATATGTTTGTGTATCACTGGGATCAATGCACTGCATCTTGGAAAGATCGATGGGTATATACGTATGGCGCGAAATATGAATGTCCTATGGTTGTTGCTACTTGCAAACACACGTTCTGTGGTAGATGTTGGGGCGGGCATACTGAACAAAATAAAAAATATGATGCGGCGTCTGGTCAATACTATGTGAATTGCCCTATGTGTCGGGCGGTGGTGCGTTTTTAGGTTGTGGGCGTTGTTGCAGCAAAAAAGGGGGTTAGCGCCATTTTTTGCTGTTCTTTTTTGTTCTTTGTTGTTCTTTGTTGTTCTTTGTTGTTCTTTGTTGTTCTTTTTTTCGGTTGTGTTTACTCATCCTTCTCCTTATTCTTATCCTCCGCTTCTTGCGGTCCTTCCGCTTCTTCCGTTCCTTGTGCGTTGCTCAACATTAATCTGAATGTCTCGGGCAACCATCCGTTCTCTAACATACCGGTCAATCCACCGATTAAGCCTGTTGCGGCCGGCATTAGAATCATTGACAATCCCCATAACCATCCCGGCATTGCATTGTCCTGGTCGTCTTGATTGTTATCCAAAATTGGCTCTGCCTCTGCACCTACGTTCATAATATATTGTTCCTGTCTTAGTTGATGCCATTTTTTATTCTTAATAAAAGGTTTCAATTTTTTACATTTGTTATCCTTATCTCAATCTTCTGGCTGGGTTCTTACGCGATTTTCTATTTCTTTGTTGTTTTTTATTTATTCGCGTTCTTCGTCCTCCAATTCTCGTCTTCTTTAAGGCTGACATGGCATAATTATACGCGGAACCTACCGGCGTTTCATTATTCGGTTCTAGTTTTTTATGTAATTCTTGGATTTCTTTCACTAATTGATTCATCATATTATAATTTGATACATACAATGTCGCCAATGTTGGCATAACATGTCCATTAGGACCCGCCATTACAAAATTAAAAAATTCACTATCTATTTCAACGAGATAATGTCTAAAATTTGTTAATAATTGTTTTACGTCATCTGGTGGATTCTTACTGAGTTGTTCGTCAATTTCATCAATGCGGGTTGATATTTCTTTCAATTTATTAACTTTGTTACTGTTCTTAATTTGATGTTGTTTGCCGTCTCTTATTACTACACTCGATCCATCAGTTCCCCATCTTGTAGCCTGCTTAGAATGTATTCCCAATGAATCTTCATATGTTTCTCTTGTTGTTTCCCAAGTCATTTATATTATATATTATAGTCATATTTTTCTTTGTTCTTCTTGTAATACTTATTCGGTTGTTCGGAATACTTAGATTAGTTGGGTGGTACGATTGCGTCTGTACTTCAATGGCATTATTTCCGGTACATATGTTCCGATGAACTTCTTCAAATCATTGGGTAGCGGCAATGCATATAGGGCGGCTGATGCCGCAAACGGTTCTGGCTCGGGTTCGATTACTTCGTAAAACTTGTTTACCGCGCTTACTGTGATATCTTTTCCGTCCACATTGAATGTGGTTTCATATCTCGACTTGGTTCGTAGTACTTTTAGTCCGCTGTCAAATGACTGTGTTCGCCCTCTCACGAAATCGGCTTGGACATATGTTCCCATCATGGTATATGTTTTTGGCATTCGTAGGTCATTCGTGATATTCCACTGTATTTCTATCACGTATTTTTTTCCTGGTTTTAGATTCTTGGCGAAGACCTGAGCCGACAGAGGCATATTGTAGTTGTATTATATTGTTCGGTTATTTTTATTCCTTTTTCTTGATAACTATGTTATATTCTTATGATATACTATATCATTGATATGAACAATACTAAAAACTTACAAAAACGATTCTTACTGTTTTTGGTTGGGTGTATTGGAACGAGGTCGCTTTTTGTGTATATTGCCATGATTGCGAACGTTGTTTGGTTGAAATATTTGGGGTATTTAGCATTATTACCTGCGATTGGCTTCATGTATATTTATTTGACTGATGGGCGGCAAACTGGTCCCGAGGTGTTTGGTGATAAAATTTGGTGGAATAGGTTACGACCCATCCACGGTTTATTGTACTTTCTTTTTGCCTATAATGCGATTAATGGTAACAAGGGTGCTTGGGTCTATTTATTGATTGATGTTTTGTTTGGCCTGGCCAGCTTTTTAATACATCATTTGTATTGAAGAGGTCCACTTATTCGTGGGAAGGGGGGCCCTTTTACTATACTACTCTATTCACTCTTTATAAAAGTCCAGAAAAGAAATGGCATCGCTCTGTAAAAATGGACAAGAATATAAATGTCCATTTTTCAAAAGTGCCAGGCAAATGTTGCAAAAGGCCTCTTGGAAAAACACGTTGTTAGCATAATGCTGCGAATTCGGTTTTTTCGGTGAAAACATTGGCTGCATACTTTTTTAAGTATTTTATGGGCAAATGATTTAGAGGCATTTTCTAGTTCTATTGTATAGAACGATTTAGAACAAATAAAATGCCAGAAAATGCCTGTAATTTATTCTGTGACAAATGTAACTTTAAATGCAGCAAGTATAGCAATTTCAAGACCCATCTATTGACTGCAAAACACCTAAACCGAACATCTAGAACGGAAATAAGCCCTAATAATGCCGCTGCAGAATTTGTCTGCGATTGCGGTAAGAGTTATACTGCCCGAAATAGTCTGTGGTACCATAAGCGGGTGTGCAAACATACGACGGATGACCCCCCGAATGAAGATGTACTTTCTCAACCTCCCCAGTTTGACGCTGCCCTCGTCATTGAATTGCTCAAACAAAACCAAGAGTTCAAAGCGCTTATGTTGGAGCAGTCCAAGCAATTGGCCGAACAACAGAGCCAGATGGCGGAGCAACAACTTCAATTGTTAGAGGCGGTCAAAGATGGCAAAATCGGTAATACCAACAACAGTACCAATTGTCATAATACGACGAACAACAACAAGTTCAATCTCAATGTGTTCTTGAATGAAACCTGTAAGGATGCCATCAGTATGGATGATTTCATTGATTCTATTGAAGTTACACGTGACGAGTTTATTCATACTGGACAAGTGGGTTTCGTGGAAGGTATTTCTACCGTGATGGCCCACCGTTTCCGTGATATGGAGATGCATACCCGACCGTTGCATTGCACCGACTTGAAACGCGAAACCATCTACATTAAGAATGCCGATAAATGGGAGAAGGATGACGCGGATAAGACAAATATGCGCAAGGCGGTCAGGGGCGTTGCCAAGAAGAATATGAAAGAGTTATGGCGATGGTACAGTGATAACAAACCCGCGGTAGAACAGATTGGTACCGATGTTTGTGAGGATTACTTCAAGTTCCACAAGGCGGCGTTGGGTGGATATGGTAAAGAAGAAGACCTGAAATTTGAAGAGAAAATTATGCGTAATGTTCTGAAAGAGGTTCACGTTGACAAGAGCAGCGCGCTGACTGTTTGATCCTATTATTTTCAAGAGTGTCGAGAACCTTGACAATAATTACAATAAATTTGCATAATATATCATAATATACTATACAATACTTTACTTATACAATGTCGGCATTTGATATTGATAAGCCCTCCGATGTTATCGGCGAGGGCACATATGGGTGTGCTCACCGACCACCTATGAAGTGCCGTGATGCACCGCGGCGTAACAAAACCGATATTTCCAAGTTAATGACTTCTGCAAATGCATTGAAAGAACTGAACGAATTTGCACTTATTGATGCCGCCGACAAACGAAAGCAGTTTTATTTAGGTAAACCCAGCAAATGTAAGCCGGACAGAATATTAAGTAATATACGGTCTATATCCAAGTGCCCCTCGGGGAAATTTGACCCGGTGAAAATGGACGACTACTCGTTGCTCGTGATGAAGTATGGCGGACAAGATCTCGAGCAATTTGGTCAGGAGGTTCGCACTTGGACAAAAACCAAGGAACACGTGGATGCTATTGAGCTGTTTTGGTTAGAAGCCGTCCGCCTCTTTTATGGGTTGAAAGTATTACACGACAATAATGTGGTTCATCACGATCTAAAACAACAAAATATCGTATATGACCTGGCTACGAATCGCGCGAATTTTATTGATTTCGGGTTTATGGAGAAGAAATCCACGCGTATTTCTGATGCGAAAAGATCGGTGAACTGGCTCGGCGATAAACATCATTGGTCGTTTCCGCTTGAAGCTGTTTATTGGAATAAAGACGATTATATGGCGGCGGCGTCGAGCAGTGGAAAGAGTAAGAGGGCATATAGAGAATTCGCCGAGTCGGTTGAGGATAATTGCCAATATTTTTTTAAAAGTGTGATCCATTTTAATGCGAGTAAATCAAAAATAGACAAAGTTGCCGGGGTGTCTACAAACAATGCGTTTAGAAATGTTCTTAAATTTGAACCGACGGATGAATCTTACAACCGATTTATTGATAAATCTATTGATAGTGTTGATACATATGGTCTTGGAATTGCGCTTATGTTTGTTCTACATCGGTCTAAGCATTTATTGTTTGATGAATTTTATAAAAATGTGATGAACATTGGTGTGAATATGTTGAACGGGGGAGTATTTCTACGTTCTACTCCCGAACAATTATTAGCACAATATGAAGACGTTTTGACGACTAGCGGACTGCTTGAAAAACATAATAAGCATATTGAGAACCATTTGATTGCGAATAAGGTGTCGGCGGAAATGAAGGTTGCGGAGGCAATTGCTGAAAGCACTGCTAAGGTCGTAATTGACCCTGCTGCAGCAATGCACAATACGGAGATTATTCGTGATTGTCCCGTTGGCAAAGAATTTAATCCGCTTACGAAACGCTGTGTGGCCGTTTGCAAGACTGGGCAAGTTAGAGATCCAGCATTTAAGTGTGTTAAGCCGACTGGATTGGGTTGCCCCGATGGAATGGAAATGAATCCGCGTACTAGACGGTGTGTTAAGGCGTGCAAAACGGGGCACGTTAGAAATGCCGAATTTAAGTGTGTTAGTGGCCGTGGCACACGCAAGACCCATAAGGCGATCTCTGCCGTCGTTGCTGGTCCTATTGCTGCCAGTCGTCCCGCGTCCTCCGTCAGTACGATGTTGGATATTCCATCGATGACTATGTCTGATAACTGGTCCAAAGCCCCTTCCGATAACTGGTCCAAAGCCCCTTCCGATAACTGGTCCAAAGCCCCTTCCGATAACTGGTCCAAGACAATGTCCAAGAAATCGGTCAAGAGATCGGCCCATAAACTTTTCTCTCGTGACGTATAACCATTTTATTTTACTAATTATTTTCAAGATTATAGAGAACCTTGACAATACCGCGATTCAAATGTACATTTAGTTATACATATTAAGGATTTGCAATTATATAAGGTATATTATATAAGGTATAATATGGCCGATGAACAGTCCACGAATAACCCAGACTCGGAATTTATATCGGAATTTAATAAATATTTCTCGCCCCACACCACTAGCGTGGTTAACTGTCCTAAGAAGAAGGGCCGACGAACCTCACGCCGAAAGAGCCGGGCGAAAAAGCACGCAAAAACGCGCGGTCGAACCAAACGATCCAAACGATCCAAAATATACAACGGGGGAGGGTTTGGTGGAGATATACATTTAACTCCAATGATGGTGCCTATTACGAATACCCAGTTTGATGAGTTTAATAGAACATTCCAAAACAATATGGATTGTTTTATTACCGCGATACAAATGCTGGGGTATATTGATTTAAGAACCGCAGATTTAATGAGAATGACGTACAATGGAATAGCAGGTGGGTTTTATTCTGATCAAATGGATTGTATAATGATGTACCTAACCAATAGAAACCACGATTTTAGACGTTGTTCTAGTATTGAACATTGGTGGCAGCATATTACTGGTGTGCCTGGTGAGTTTACTGGGCTCGCACCAGGGCACGCATATATTGCTGGATATCTAAGTGAGACTACGATTGGACACATATTTATAATTGCTAGGGCATCGAATCCAACTGAAGGCACGGAATGTAATCCAGTTTTTCCAGTTTATATGATTGACGTACTAGGACCCAGTAAACGAATAATCGAAATAAATGATTCTAATTTCCATACAATAATGAATGATCCATCTGGTGATGTACGGAGTTTTCATATAATGTATTATAATCCAGCTGAGTTGTTAACAGTTGAGCAACAACAAATAGTTATAGGTGCAATACCGACATTGCGCGCGGCGGCATCAATGCCTGCTGCTGTTCCTGCTGCTGTTCCTGCTTATCCATCTCCCGTATTTCCTTCTTATCATGCCTCCGCTGCCCGTGCCCCTGCTGCTGAATCTGACGAGGACGTGGTTGAATCATCTTATATGGCGCGTATGCGTAGATTGGGCTTGGGCCCTTGATAACATTACAATTTACAATACTGTTGTGGGGTGAGTGGACTAAATGATTGATTTACACCTTTGAACGTTGTAATCCGAGCCAGCCAAACTCCCCGCTCCCTACTTTGTTATCCACATATTATATTTAGTAAAGTAAGGGATAGATTTTAGTAAAGTAAAATAAAGGGTAGGTCGCCGAGAATTTTGGAAATGCGTTGACTCCATTCCTTTACGTTTCAATGATTTACAATTGAAAAATTTCTATTGTAAATATATACATTATGCATACTGTTGGTTCTAGAGCTGAAGTGTGGCACGGAACTGCCAAACATACGTCTGGAGGGTTGGCTAAGAAGGATTTGTTACAGAACAAGTGGGGACGCATTGTGTCTGCCAAGAAACACAAGACCGCCAAGAAGGAGAAGCGCCTTGAAAAGGCTGGATTTTTCGCCAAGAAGGGCAAGTTCGGTGCCGTCAAGCGCGCCACTAAGAAAATGCGAAAGTCGCGTAAGGCGAGAAAGATGAAGGGCGGCGAGGGCGAGGTTGCATCTCCTACGGTTGAGGTTGCTCCTGAGGCGGAGATGGCTCCTGAGCCCGAGGTTGCGGTTGCTCCCGAGCCTGTGGTCGCATAAGCATAACGTCTAATCTATTCTATTATATCTATTATTTTCAAGATCATTGAGAACCTTGACAATAATTTTCTTGTAAAACAAAGCATTTGTTCCAGTTTACACCGATGAAGATTTGACTATCTAACCGCCTCATTTTGCAAATACACCATGTATATTTGGCGAATACAGATGATTCCAAGTACGCCCCAACCCATTATGGCCCATAATACGTTACACAAATACATAAAATATATTGCACCCGTCTTGCCGTACGTATTCGCGTAAAACACGGCATTTGATGTCATCGTCTCCTTTTTCATTATAAAATAACGGCATATCGGACAAAGACTTGATACTTCATACCATTGGTTTAAACAGTCCATGTGCATCTGCCCTCCGCATTCACACGTCTTTAAATACGTGGTTTGAGTTTTCCAGTCTATCGGTCTTGCATTGTCGTGTGTTTTATATTCCAAACATATTAAACAGTCGTGCGATTGTATTGGTATTTTTTCTGGTAAATCTGCATAATGTTCAATTACTCTATACAGCATATTATATTAGGCGCACATAATTTTATGCCGCGTTGAGAGCGATTTGTTTATTTTTTCTGGTTACGACGACTTGATTTGCGCGATTTATTTTTTCTCTGTTTTTTAGATTTTGTTTTTGTGTTTGTTTTTCTTGCTCTACCTCCTCCTCTCTTTCTTTTTTTGGTTTGTGTTTCTTGCATTTTTTGCTCGTTTAGTACATCTGCTGCATCTCTCCAAGCATTGTTAAATGTACTCAGTTCCGCATCTCCAACATAGTCGGCTCTTGACCTTTTTCCTTTGGCTATAATATCTTTGCGCCGTGCATTTGACAAGTCTTCAATTGGGACATTGCGTGTATATATATTCCCGTGTTCTTGCCCTGTCTCGCTCAGCCCATATATTGCGTCGGACAATTTCGCTACTTTTTTATCTGCCTCTTGTTGTTCAACGCGCGGAGGTTCAACTCGCGGAGGTTCTTGTTCATCTAAATCAAAATCTACGCCAAAATCAATTTCTGCGTCATCGTTTATGCCGCTCATTCTATTATATATATTATACCATCATAATTTTTTAGAGTATCGAGAACCTTGACAATAATTACAAATAATCAATAAAAAGGGGCAATTATTGGTTATTCTACTAAAAATTGAAATATTTATTTGCATATAATAATAATAATAACAATACAATGCTATATGAAATGGAAACTCTAACAAAAGAAATGGAAACCGTACCAAAAGAAATGGAAACCGTACTAAAAGAAGGAAACAAGGGTGAAAAGGATGAAATCAAATATAAAAAAGAACTGTTTGAAAAACGAATGGATATTGAATATTGTACATCGCTGTTTGGAAGTGATGCCCAAGACGGAATCGAAGTGATAAACATTGAAACGGGTAAACCATACGAAAATGTTGCCGATATAAAAAAATCAAAAGCTATGTCAAAAGCCGACACCATTGTCGTTTTATTAAAAACGCAAAAACATCTCCATATTTCAATGAAATCAAAAACGGGCGCAAAACCCTCTATCATAAATCATACACCGCGTTCTGCAAATGCGTTTCAGAACGATTACTTAAAAGATGAATTGTGTCATCTCGATATGTTAGCAAAAGAATACATCGATAAACGCAAAGAGGGCATTATTGGCGAAGACATTGAAATTGGTAAGTTGCAGTCATTTAATAATACAGAAATCAAAAATAGTCTAATAAAGCTGCTGGTATACTTTACATTTAAAGGCACTGGAAGCAAAAAAACCGCGAATGAATGTAACTCCATTTTGATAATTAACCGCAACGGCTTGCCGTCATTTATATTGTGTGATACGGAAGAAGAAAAGGAATCATACATTCATTCCATCATCGAAAAGAGTGTTATTTCATTTCGCAACAAGGGTATGCCAAAAAAAACAACCGACGAATGTATGCCGTGGGTCTATGTGAATGATAAGGGTGTGGACTGTGGCTCCATCCATATCCGCCTAGCGCATCATTAAATATTTATTTATGTTTAATCCTATTATTTCGGTAAATATTGTGGGAATTGTATTTCCGAGTTGTTTCCACTGGTCTTTTTTATTTCCGCGCAATTTAAAATCTGCGTCAAATCCTTGTATTTTTAAACAGTCCTCTTTCGTTAATCGGTATTCTTTTCCGTCGACCATATATCCATCCCAATTGTGTTTATCATCAATCGGGGAATTCTTACCGCCGCATCGAATCGTATATGCGGTTGTTTTTTCAAAGTTTTTGCCAAGTAGTTCAGTTAACGTTGTTTCTTTTTTATATTCATCGAAATCGAGAACTTTGTCAATGTGTTTCGCCAGTTCTGTGTCGTTTCGAATTCCTACAATAATTAAGCGTTTTCTCATTTGAGGTAATCCGTAGTCACTACACTTGATCACTTTGTATGTAATCGCATAGTTGGCCGTTTCAATGTCCTGTTTGATTTTGTCAAATGTTTTGCCTCCATCGTGATTTAATAGCCCCTGTACGTTTTCAAGAATAATAATCTTTGGTTTATGATGTTCTACAAACTTCATTATATTAAAGAACAATGTTCCCCGTTTATCGTCAAACCCCTTATGCTGGCCGCATTGACTGAATGGTTGGCAATTATGAACGATTGTATTTTCCACAATATAACTATTGTCGTGTTCAACCTCAAAATTATATACAGGCATTTCCGCTGTGGCTCTTTTTGTGATTTTAAACGGAGCAAACCATACGTAGTTATCTTCAATAAACGATGATGTGTTTCGTCGTTTATGTAACGTCCCTCTTATGCAATATGTATCTCGTTGGTTCACTGTTCTACCTTCAATCACACACGTTTTGGGACGAACGCATTTATTTATGGAAAATATATGACCCAATTTTAAGTACAGTCGTTGTAATCCATATGCTAAATTTCCCGATACTGTCGTAATTTGTAAAATCTTGTTATTGTTTATGCAACCATCTGCTTTCATATATCCGTTAATGAATTCCTGAATGTATTCTTTTGGCGCATCTTGGACCCATTCAGGTATCAATTTGCCGTGTGCGTATTTTCCGAATTGTTTCAAAATATTATACCACGTGTAATTCGAACAACCAAACTTTTTACATTGTCCAGTATTGCAATCTTTATCTGTAATTGGAATCACTTTTTCTATTCTTTCAAATACTTCTTCTTCGTCTTTATTATTGATGGCAAATCGTATTTTATGCATACCTCGTCCATCGCATTTTGTGGTTTCTTCTATCCAACCATCGCCTACAAAATAGCCCATAACAAACCAGTAGTCTAATTTGTCCAACTTGATATGTATTTGTTCTGTTTTGTATTGATTTATTGGTTTTTCAAAAGTAAATTCGGGTATAATTTCGTGGTTGTTAATAATCATTCCAAAATAGTCATTCATTGTAAGTTCGTTTGCCTTTTTCCATACAGGATTTCCATAGATGTTTTGCCCTTTTTTTTCGCGGATATAAAACGGATGTTCTTCGGTTGCGCTGATTGATTCTGGGTGATATTTGATTTTAATATCAAACAATTCGCCGTTGTACACTTTTCTTTGTAAATTTATAATTTGCTGGAATTTTCCAGTGTGAGTGAGCAATTTGTCGGCGAGTTCAACGTCTTCGATCTTTTTATAGCCATTATTAGTTAATGTTTTTGTTCCCGCTACAAAACACGGGAATCCTGCACACAATATATCATAATTCGGAACGTCTTTGGGTTCTATTTCAGTGATATCGCCAAGAGGCAATATACCATAATTTTCTTTGTATGTTTCTTTTGCTGCTGCATCAATATCGCACGACATTACGCATTCCCAGTTTAATTTTTTGAATGAATAATGAAAACTGCCGATTCCACAAAACAAATCTATAAATCTCATTTTTCCTTCTTCTTTGGCTTCTTCGTTTACTTCTTTGGCTTCTGGTAACGCGATTGGCATAGGTTCAACGATTGGCATAGGTTCAACGATTGGCGTGTATTTCATCTCATTCATCTTTTCTACAACCACCTTTTCAATGATTTCTTTCACCTTACTTTCACTCACACAAGGATTTTTCCTATTTAAGTGTTGGGTATAATGCCCCTTTTGGGCAAAGTCCTTTCCGCACTTTTCGCAACTATATTTAACCATTTTCCGTTATTATACCACACAATGTTGGGGGTTCTTTAAATCAATTTTTTAAATCAAGTCGACCTAACTCGATGAGGGGGTTGATGCATTGGTGTATAGTTAAATAGTTATAATAGCATATAAATATTTGATTCTAATAAATACAAATGTCCAAATCTGATAAAAAACTTTGTAAAAACGAGAACTGTTCACCTACACAAAATGATACAAGTACTGAAAAATGTGTGTTGTGCGATGGTTATTTTGCCGACAATGGACTGAATGACATTTATTTTTTAGAAGACAATGGCGAATCTGGAACCTGTTCATTGTGTGGTAAAGAAGACAATATATGCATAATGAAGAGCTCGGGGCAATGTATTTGTGTAAATGCTTGTGACGAGGACTGCGATGCAGAGTCGGATTGTGATGAAGAATTCAATAGTAGTTAAGTCACCCTCGGTAACTCTATCAGAGGTTGATGCATTGGCGAAGAGTCGACGCTGTCCCCCTCAATCTATATAATACCATTTATTTATTAGAGTATTGAGAACCTTGACAAGACCTCGCACCAAAACCCCTGAAAATACCCCCTTTTATTGGCTGTGCAGAAATGAGTAGGATATTAAGGTATGGCCCTTGAAATGACTTATGGATAAATGAGTAAAAATACTCTATAATAGACCCTATAAGACAAATCCGTTCGGTTCTCCGCCCATTCAAATAACATATGTAATAAATAATATAATTACACGTGTTCAATATAGATAAATGTTATTCGCCGTTCATCTGTTGTTGGTCTCGCTGTATGTTTTGAACAATGTCTATGCTTGCACACTGACTGCAATGCATCAAACGGTTGTAGCCGATGACGGTGCAGACGGGAATATGATACGATTGAAGGGCGCTAATCCTTGCGGCAACAAACTAACCTATGTGATTTCGGAACTTCCTACGTATGGAATGTTATATCAACTATCTCAGATATATAATTTGCACGGGTACAATCCGATATCTGGCAAACAAATCACGGATAAAAATACGGTAGTGAGTTGGTCAAGCAATCGCATATACTATGTTCCCACGACCAGATGGTCTGTTCGTTCGCTGTCGGACGCCTTCTCGTTTATGATAACGGACGGAAAGAACAAGTCATTTGACGGAACGGTAACTATTGTGGATAAATCTGGCACAATTGTCGGCAGTGATTTTCTGACAGGAGACGAAGGATGGACTATACTCGGCAACGCGGGGGCGGTTTCGGCTCCCAAGTTTGAACCCTATCACCGCGGCAAATTATTTAATTATTATATTTATGCAAAGGACGACATCATCAATCATAGCAAATTCGGAGAACAGGATAAATCATTGTGGTACTTTAATGCACCCGCCAAATTCCTGGGCAACAAGGGCGCGGCGTATGGCGGGCATATAAGTTTCTCCATTGGCTTGTTCGCAGGCGATATTGCGAGCCTGAACAGGGGGGGTAATCTGGTCGAACTAGAATGCAAAGAATGCGGATACAATGCGGGAATAAAACTTGCTCACAGGTTCTCCAAAATACACTTTGAACACAAGATTGCGCATTTCAAAATAGAACTAGTGGAAACGGTGAACTGGCTGAAAAACCCACAAGATAGTCTGAAAAAATGGTCTGCGCCGAGCAAGTGTGAGTTCATACAGGTTCTGTCGCGACTCTCTGGACTTCGCATATTGGGCGATATCACGACATGGTACGAAACGGTTGCAATAGATAACGTCTTTTTTAGTAATACCAAAAATAATGTGCCTTTATGTGCTATGAGCAAACCAGACGCGTCCGTATGTACTTGTGAATAGGGGGGCGAAGCCCCCCACAAAAATGTGGGCTATATGCTGAATATATAATTTATTACATACAAGGATAAAATTGAAATACTTTTCAGTTTATATCATCAACCAAATACATTAAATTACTTTGTTATTTGCAATATGAGTTATAACAGAATTACACGTTATTCTAATTGTGATATTTTACTCCACAAGAATGATGTGGAGTGGTATGGGTTTGATAAAACTACAACAGAAGGAGAAATGATTGATTTAGCAGTCAATCACGGTTGTCCCGTTATAATTAAAAACGGGCATAATGGTAAGTGGTATCTAAAAGGCAAAGGAAAAACGATTGAATATTTGAAAAGTAAAATCGACGAAAAAATTGGAAAATCTCGCGATGGTGTATTCTGTTTATTATTAGAATAATTTTAAATAAAAATAAAAAGTGAGACCATTTTGGTCAACCACTTTTTTATTTTGGAAGTTTGAGAACATACAGTAATTATTCAGACCCATGCTATATTAATCCATAGGTCATTCATTTACTCCTTCTACTGGGATACTTTTACTATACTACTCTATTCACTCTTTATAAAAATCCAGAAAAGAAATGGCATCGCTCGGTGAAAATGGACAAGAATATAAATGTCCATTTTTCAAAAGTGCCAGGTAAATGTTGCAAAAGGCCTCTCGGGAAAACACATTGTCAGCATAATGCTGCGAATTCCGATTTTTCGTTGAAAACATTGTCTGCACACTTTTTTAATATATATTATGGTCAAAATGATTTAACGACAATTGGTTATCCAATAATATCTTTTAGGATAATATAGACGGTAAAATGGATAACCAATTGTCGTTAAATGAAAATAACGTTATGATGTATATATGTAATGACTGCGAATATGCTACTAACCGTAAGACTGATTACAACAAACATATACTAACGCGCAAACACATTCAGATAACGATGGATAATGGTTTGTCGTCGCACGGGTATATGTGTGAATGTGGCAAAACATATCAACACCAGTCTGGATTATGTAAGCACAGACACAAATGCAAGGGTCCCAGTCCGGGTCCCAGACAAGACACATCAGAGACCACCTTACCAAAACCAGAGGAAATGATGGCATTGATGTTTAAACTTATGTGCGACAAATTACCTGATAAATCTGACCAATCACAACTTGTTATTGAATTGCTCAAACAAAATCAAGATTTCAAAGAAATTATGTTGGAACAATCCAAGCAATTGGCGGAACAACAACTCCAATTATTAGAAGCAGTCAAAGAAGGCAAACTCGGAAATAACAACAACTGTCACAACAACAATACCACCAACAACAAGTTCAATCTCAACGTCTTTCTCAATGAAACTTGCAAGGATGCCATCAGCATGGACGATTTCATCAATTCCATTGAAGTTACCCGCGACGAGTTCATTCATACTGGACAAGTTGGTTTCATTGAAGGCATCTCTACCGTGATGGCCCACCGTTTCCGAGATATGGAGATGCACACACGACCATTGCATTGCACGGATTTGAAACGCGAAACTATATACATTAAGAACGCCGATAAATGGGAGAAGGATGACGCCGACAAGACAAATATGCGCAAGGCGGTCCGAGGCGTTGCCAAGAAGAACATGAAAGAACTGTGGCGATGGTACAATGACAACAAACCCGCGGTGGAACAGATTGGCACTGATGTATGTGAAGACTATTTTCGATATCACAAGGCGGCATTGGGTGGCTACGGCAAAGAAGAAGATCTCAAATTTGAGGATAAAATTATGCGCAATGTTCTCAAAGAGGTTCATATTGATAAGTCTTCTTTGGTCACTCTATGATGTAGTCTGACATTGTGACACTGAACTATTGAATCCTATTATACCTATCATTTTCAAGAGTAACGAGAACCTTGACAATAATTACAAGAAAACTATCAAAAATGGCCCTTTTATTGGCTATTCAGAAACCAGTGATTTAATAAGAAGTGGCCCTTTAATTGAAACCAAGGAATGGGACCCTTTTAACATACTATACGCATCACTTTGTCCCCCTCCCGCATATAATACTTGGGTAATATATAGAATGGCAGATTCTAGTTATACGAAATGGCAGATTAGCGTGTTCTCGGCGTTTATATTTATTTTAGTGGTACATCCATATACTTATGGATTGACCCAAAGCTTGTTCGGCGGGGTTTTAGGTCAAATTGCCAATGCATCAGGTTGCCCCACGATGCGCGGCTTACTCCTTCACACACTAGTGTATATCTTATTGGTTCGCGGGTCTATGGATTTGCACTTGTTTTAACCCTTTTCACAGTTCAAACTCTCATTATTTATAATAAAATTGAAATATAAATAATAGTTTATTAGCATTTATATTTACAACATGACATCAATTTCAGAAGAAATACAACAATTACACCTAAGAATATTAGAATTAGAAAACCAACAAAAAGAATTAGATGAAAACGATAAAAAAACATCAATAGAATACAATTTTAAGGTAATAAATAATGTATTAAATGAAAAAAAAACGAACATTGCCAATGATCGGTATTCAAAATCAGTTCCATTAGCAAGATATTACGACCAACAACTGGTTGCGCATTTAGACGCAATTTATAATATTCTACACATTGTAGACGAAAGACTAAAAAAGTTAGAAAAAAACTAAATCGGCATTTGAAATGTAAAAGGGTTAAAACAAATAAGAAACGGGGGGCGAAGCCCCCCACTGGGATACTTTTTATTATACTACTCTATTCACTCTTTAAAAAGTCCAGAAAAGAAATGGCATCGCTCGGTGAAAATGGACAAGAATATAAATGTCCATTTTTCAAAAGTGCCAGGTAAATGTTGCAAAAGGCCTCTCGGAAAAACACGTTGTTAGCATAATGATGCGAATTCCGTTTTTTCGTTGAAAACATTGGCTGCACACTTTTTTAAGTATATTATGGTCAAAAGGGTTTAGAACTAAAATGTTTAGCCAGTATATACTAATGAAGACTAACGAATTTGGTTCGGATTGTTCAAACCAATATGTGTGTTCAATCTGCAACTATACATCCGAGCGAAATAGTCAATACATTAGACATTTAATGACTGCAAAACATATTAGACTATCAAATGCTAATGAAAACGTTCCGAAAAGTTCCACTGCATATATGTGTTTATGTGGCAACGTGTACAAGCATGCATCTAGTTTATGCAAACACAAACGAACGTGCAAAGGACTTGCGAATACTATTACATCTGACAATGACCCAAGCAATGATGGAATGTCTTGCTCATTCAAAGACAATCTCATTATTGAGCTGTTGAAACAAAACCAAGAGTTCAAAGACCTTATGATTGAACAAAACAAACAGATGATGGAACTCGCCAATAAAGCTGGCAATAACACCAATTGCAACAATAATACCACCAACAACAAGTTCAATCTCAACGTCTTCCTCAATGAAACCTGCAAAGATGCCATCAGCATGGATGATTTCATTAATTCCATTGAAGTTACTCGTGACGAGTTCATTCACACTGGGCAGGTTGGTTTCATTGAAGGCATCTCTACCGTGATGGCGCACCGCTTCCGTGATATGGAGATGCATACCCGACCGTTGCATTGCACCGATCTAAAACGCGAAACCATCTACATTAAGAATGCAGACAAATGGGAGAAGGATGACGCTGATAAGACAAATATGCGCAAGGCGGTCAGGGGCGTCGCCAAGAAGAACATGAAGGAATTGTGGCGATGGTACAATGATAACAAACCCGCGGTGGAACAGATTGGCACTGATGTATGTGAAGACTATTTTCGATATCACAAGGCGGCATTGGGCGGCTACGGCAAAGAAGAAGATCTCAAATTTGAAGACAAAATTATGCGCAATGTTCTCAAAGAGGTTCACGTTGATAAGTCTTCTTTGGTCACTCTATGATGCACTGTCACATTGGCGCACTGAACCATTGAATCCTATTATACCTATTATTTTCAAGAGTAACGAGAACCTTGACAATAATTACAAGAAAACCATCAAAAATAGCCCTTTTATTGGCTATTCAGAAATGAGTGGAATAATAAGAAGTGGGTCTTTAATTGAAACCAAGCAAAGGGACATTTTTAATATACCTACTCTATTCCATTTACACTCTAGCACATTTAAAACGGCACAAAATACAACTACATTATTCTATTTATTACATAATTTTTATTCAAATAAAATATTGATGTACTATATTGTTTTAACTAAAATGGGTAAATATAGTTGCGAAAAATGTGCTAAAACCTTTTCTCAAAAATCACACTACGACAAACACATTAGTCGTAAAAATCCTTGTGAAATTCAAACAGACAAAATTAAGGCGTTAATAGATAAAGCAGTAGACGAAAAATTGATTGAATTAAATATAACATTGAAATTAAATAACACTGAAAGTAATATTGCAATAAACATAACAGAACAAATGGACATTTTAAAAATGAGTAAAATTGACTTATTAGACAAGTGTAAAGAATTGGGCATTACAAAGTGTAGTTCAAAAAATAAACCACAATTAATAGAACTGATTAACTCCAAAAATAAAACAAGTAATAATGCCGAAGAATATAAGAATATTTTAATATGCGAAGATGTTATTAATGAACTCTCACCATCTCTTATTGCACCTATAACCGAAACATTAAATGTAATTGACTTATTTTGTGGGTGCGGAGGAATGTCAAAAGGTTTAACCGATGCAGGATTAAATATAATTGCAGGAATAGACATTTGGGATAAAGCAGTTGCAAGTTATAATAAAAATTTTGAACATAAAGCATATTGTGAAGATTTAACACAGTTGTCTCCTGAAAAATTTAACGAATTATACAATAAAGAAAATAAAAACATAGATATTTTGGTTGGGGGGCCACCATGTCAATCATTCAGTATTGCTGGAAAAAGGGATAAAAATGATCCAAGAAATGCTCTATTTATGGAATATGTTAAATATCTTGATTATTTTAAACCCAAAGCGTTTATTATGGAAAATGTAATTGGTATGCTTTCAAAAAAAACATCAAATGGTGAAAAGGTAATTGATATTGTAATGGAACAATTGAATAGAAACTATAATTGTATAATTAATAAGTTATACGCAAGTGATTTTGAAGTTCCACAAAATAGAAGACGCACTATAATTATAGGAATTAGAAAAGATTTAAATATTATACCAAAAGAACCTGAACCAATTATACCATCAGTAAAAGACAGAATATCTGTTAAAAATATATTAATACCAAGAACAGATGTAGATAAAAAATATTATTTAAGTGAAAAAGCATTAGCGGGAATAGCAAATAAAAAGGGAGTAAATAAAGAAAAGGGGTTTGGTTTTGGAGCTCAGATGTTAGACTTTGATAAACCTTCATATACTATTCCTGCGAGATATTGGAAAGATGGTTATGATGCTTTAGTTAGATATAACGAAACAGAAATTAGAAGATTAACTATAATGGAACTAAAACGAATACAAAGTTTTCCCGATAATTATATAATAGATGGTTCAAATAAAGATATTATCATGCAGATAGGAAACGCAGTTGCGTGTAGATTTGCGTATCATCTTGGTAAGTATATAATTAATACTCTTCAGTGATTAATTCGTTCCAAAAACACGATCCTCTAAATAGTGAATAATTTCGACTATTCCCGTCATACATTCCACTATCAAATATAATCTTTTTATTTTTTATACATTCTATAAAATACTCAAAATTAAATGATTTTCCAAAACAAATTTTTTCATATTTATTGTCTATTTTTTTACACATAAAGAACCCTTTTTTATTAAATTTGTTATCAATATTTTGTTTCAGTTTTGATGCTTTCCATAAAGCAATTACTATATTATCATTTTGTAAGAATCTTGGAAAATCGGTTTTTATAGTTCGTGTATCTTTTGAAAACGAATAATAAGCAACTATGTCATTATTTTCAGTTATTGCTAGCATTTGTCCATTGGAATTCCAACTACCATATATTGGAACACAACGTCCTGACCAAGAACATCTGTTATTTTTATCTGGATTTGGATTTCCAAATGTCCTAATATAATTAGTTCTATCCATTTTCTCTTCATCCGTCCAATTATTCATCTCATTTATGCTATTCCTTCTTTTTTTTTTTGAAAACGCATATTCACTTGCACTATAATCACCCAGTGTAATTTTAGTTGAAGACTTTTTCATTTCATATCCATTAATATCAGGCTCATTTTTTGCGTTATGTTGTATACCCATTTTTGTTTCTAACCAATGACCTTCTTTTCCATCGTGATTTATATTTTGTCCTTCTAAACATATTTCAACCCCTTTAACATTATTATTAAATTGCGTTATGATTTGTTGTTTATCAATATCTATAGTGGGTTCTATTCCGTTCATTCTTGATTGCAGTTTAAGTATTGTAATATATTTATTATTGAATAAAGAACTAATCAATTTTTTATTCAATAATAAATGTATCGTTATATTCAGTTTCTTGAATAGACTTTTGTTTAGATACGACTATCCCGTTATGTTACATTGGTTGCTTGGTTTAAAAGCAAATGGCAGACGACAATCTACTATATCATTCACTCTTTGATCTACTCTGTCAGCATGACACTCAACCATTCTATTTACCTATTATACCAATTATTTTCAAGAGTAACGAGAACCTTGATAATAATTAAAAGAAAACCCCATCAAGAATGACCCTTTTATTGGCTATTCAGAAATGAGTGGGATAATAAGAAGTGGGTCGTTATTCATTTACGGGCTGCATCATTCATTTACGGGCAATAACGGACCTCGCAACGGACCTCGCAACGGACCTCGCAACCAAACCTCGCAACGGACCTCGCAACCAAACCTCGCAACCAAACCTCGCAACCAAACCTCGCAACCAAACCTCGCAACGGACTTCTCAACGGACTTCTCAACGGACTTCTCAACAGACTTCTCGTGCTACCTATCGGCGGGCCTACACGTAGATCGTTTCATCAAACATCGGGAATACTTCTTTGTCATGCGAGATTATTATTATGCATTCCTTCCTTTTTCGCTCTTCTTCTATCATTTCCAATAACTCCGATTTCAATTCCACGTCTACTGCATTTGTCGGCTCGTCTAACACCAAGATTTTACTTCTCTTTATCACTCCGCTCAACACATTGTACATTTGTCGCTCTCCTCCTGACCATCTCTCTCCTACTTCTACTTCTTTCTCTTCCTTTATCAACATCTCTCCCACTCTTCTTTTTCGCTTCACCCTTTCCACTCCTAACTCACACTCTCCTAACCCACATCCATACAACACGTTTCTCTCTACACTACGATCAAACATCTTACCCTTTTGATCAACATACGTAATCAATCTTCTTATTTGATTAGGACTTATCTCGTTTAGGTCTTTTCCATTTACTGTTATACGACCGCTTGTTATTGGGATCATTTTTAACAACATTTTTATCATCGTCGTTTTACCAGACCCCGAATCTCCCCTTATTCCAATGATCTTTCCTCCAACTGGACGTATCTCTGCATTTATTTCTTTCGTCCCTGTATGTTCACACGTAACGTTTTCATATTTTATAGATGTTATCACGCCCAGATCATCTGCGTTATCTTCAACGAATTTCGGTAGTTCGGTTACATCATCCAACCCTTGTATATTTTCCAATACAGTATTTATGCGTCCTTGACATTCCAATGAATCTGATATCTGGGTTATAATTGTCATTATATTTTCTCTATACATAGTTAATATTGTAACAAATGTTATTATTGTAGAAACAGGCAAATCACCATTAAAATGCAACGATATTAGTTTCCAAAGCAGGCCAACAATTGTAATATTTGATATTAATTGTAATACTGTTGCGTGATTAGAAGATGTCAAATAAAAATTGTATGCATCGCTTGCCGTCTTATCCGATTTTTCCCCAAATATTTTTACTTCATTCCTTACCTGTCCGCTGTAAATAATTTTTTCTACATTATTTAATATTTCTTGCATATAATTTTCAGTTTCGTGAACGCTCTTCTCATACACATCATTGCTGTCTACCATAGATTGCATATTAAACCAGAAATAAGAAATGATTGACATATTGCCCAATATAAATAACAAGCCAAGTGTCTTATTTGTATATAAAAAGTATATTGCCATTATTAGCAAGAACATTAAATTTGGTATTATATACGACAACCAATCGCTAACCGTAACAAAAATAGTTGTCGACAATCGGGTAATTGGGGCCGCCAACTTAGTAAAATTAATGGCTGAATAATTCTCATTATTGCGTATTAACAATATACTTAATAGTTGCTGCCGTATCCATTGTCGCATTTTTGTTAACAACTTAATTTGAAATAATTTATATATATAATAGAATGCGACGTACAGTCCACTCACCAATGCAAACCATTTTAACATTTCATATGACACCAATTTCTCACCATTTTGGAGCGCAGTTATTATTTTTGATATAGCGGTTGAAAGACCATTCGCGCGTAGCAATGTTATCAATACGCTCGTCGTTAAAATGCCTAATGCAGCTATCCATTCTTCTTCAAAGAATTTTTCCATAAGAAAATACATTATATTCATTCCGTCTGCTATCTGTTATTATAGTGCAATATAATAAAACAAACATACAACTTAATTTATTTTTCTAATTTGCTTAATTTATAGTTTTAACTACTACCTAATTGCATTATTTTGCTAATTAACCACGTTCCTAATAATACAAACATTGTCATAATAGTATCACCGCTGGTCTGAATCACCCATCTTAATGCGGTGCAATAAGGCATTGTGGCAACAAACGGCGACATAATAAACCCCACAAATGAGAATGGCACGCACCACCGCACGTACATAAACGGTGCACAAAAGTGTGCAACTATCCATAATCCGTAGATTGCAACCACTTGCTTTATAGCATCCATTGTAAATTACCTTTTAAAGTGTCAGGTTGATTAAAGTATATTGCATTAAATGGATTCAATTTTATAATGTCAACTGTTTGGCAAGAATTTTCTTTAATATTGAGGCAATTAGCGCGCTATATAATATATTTACGTACAGTATACATGAAAAATATTGTGTTTAGCAAGTATTGCACCCCTGCGTATCTAAATATCGCGTTGGGCGTCGCGATAATAATCGGCACATTTTTAGCTGGACTTAAAACGGAAATGCTTGTAGCAGAGGTGGCGTTTATCGGAATTTGGGCGCTGGGGTTGAAATGGTTATGTTCAAATGGATATAAGATTATTTCTTGGTCGTTGGCAGTTGTGCCTGTTATTATTGCACTGTATATGGTTTTATTAGTGAAGAATGGCATTGCATCCAAAGAAGGGATCGACAATAAGAACCCTAGCGCAGATATGCCTGCTATCGCGCAACCATCTACTGCCGTTATGTCTGACGTCGCCCCCGCTCTTGCGTGCGGTCCCAAGCAGGTTAAACTTGCTCCCGCTCCTGTCGCTCTTGCACCTCCTGCTACTATGTCTGATGCTGCCGCTCCTGTCGCCCTTGCTGGCAGTGCCAAGAATGTTAATCTTGTTCCTGATCGCGTAGCTCCCGCTCCTGTAGCTCTTTCTGGCGGTCCCAAGAAGGGTAAGCCTCTCGCAGAATAAACGCCATACAACGATCTTCCATCGGCAGTTGTTAATATAATTCAATAAATATTATGATAGATTACCTAAATATTTATTAAAATGCACCCGATTGACCAACATTGCAGCCAATCTACTTCTTATCGTTATCCGAATTCCAGAAACTGAACTGTCTGTCCCACTGTTCAAGCAAGTCAACCGAGATTTCAGGAAGCAGTGGGTGGGCTTCCCATAAATACCGACAAAACGCCCAACACAAATCATATTTTTCAGGATACAAATCCTTGTAATTGTTTTTCAAAAAAAGTGCAATGTCTTTCGGCAGCAAATCCAGCTTTGAATTCGGCAAAACATAAGACAATTGGACATATGGAGAAAATGGACGTTTGCTATTCGCAGTTAAGATAGCATTTAAAAAATCAGTATCATAATGCGGCACATATTTACATAAATCACCGAACAATGGGGGATAATGGTAATTATACTTCCATTTCCAGTCAGGGCAAACGCCTGTGTAATACTTAAATACCCATTCTAACCCTTCTAGGTAGTTAATGCAAATGGGTTTAATGTGGTTTGGTTTGCGATAGGCAGAAAACAGCAATTTATAATAACGATCTTCCCAATGGTTCTCGCTGGGGCATATATATTTCTCATCGTGACGGTAAATAATCGGCGCATTGACAAAGACTTGTTCCTTCTCGGCGGGAGTGGTTTCAGGAAACTTACGATAATCTAACTTGTCGCGCACGAAATACTCTTGCATCAGGAACTCGTGTTCTTTCTTCGCAATTTCACTAATAAGCAATGACAGATTTTTCCAATAAATCTTGCCAGAAGAGCGAGAAACCAAAAACTTATCAGGATGTCTTCCGATATAGATGCGATACATATCCAACAAAACATCAATGCCGTGTGTGCGAATATTCATAGCGGGGAAATGTGGCAAAAAGTCATTGCCCAACAAGAAACATAAAAAAACATAATCGTCTATTCTGTCAGCATGCGAATGTTCGCAATTCATATTAGATAAAATGGAGGTAGCCAATAAACGTATATCTAAAAAATGTGGTTCATTATTATTATCGCCGCGGGAATCAATCGGAATAGAATTCTTCAAAAACTCAGGTGCCTCCCGAAAAATATAGATATTTTTAGAATATTCCAAATGGAAAATGGACAACATAATAAGATCGGAATCTAGCCCATATACCGCAATGTTGTCATTGATTAAGTTGTTATCGCGAATGTAACTATATAATTTATGTTCACCCTCGCCAGGCACATCAGATGACGATATAATAGTGGATTTTACGTTGTATTTTTGTTCCGAGTTTTTAAAATGATAATTCATGCGATTGGACAACTTCTCCATAAACCGAGTGCCAGGAGTAATTGCCGACGTATTCCAGGCAAATGTCGGCGGCAATGCAGAATCCGTGAATTGAACATTGCTAATAAAATGGGACTTATACCGACGGGTGCGCTGTTGTTCCATCTTGGCGAATGGCGCGACCCCGTCAAAGGCGACATATATAGTTTTGGACGGGCGAATAATGGAAATGTATGCATCTATTTTTTGAATAACATCATTAATAATAATGGTATCCAGGTCGCTATCCTGGGCGATTTCCCCCGCATTTACACGTTTTTCAAGAGAATGAACCGCATCATATACAATAGAGTTGCAATCCATAAACAGGTGCTCAAACCGAAACCCGACAATCTCTTTAAAGAAACGCAAATTTCTAACAATATTAGAATAATTGCGAATGATGTGTGAAAAGTAACTTGGAATGCCCATAGTATTACAAGTTAGATTACAGAGATGGATATAAATAATACAATTTACTGTTTATATTATTTTACATAATAGAGTAAGATTAGTAAGAAACACGAAAATTAATAATAAGATAATGTATAACTATGAATATTCAAACCAAAATAAGCAAACCAAAGAAATTGCTTAAACCGCCCGACGATATAAAAAAAACAATAGAACTAATTGCGAGTAAGATCGTTTATATACAGGAAATAATCCGCGAAACAATGTCATCTATAAAAAAGAACAAAAAAGACAGAATATTTAGTGATAATGAGGCCTCATTGTCGATAAGTGTTCTCGGTGATCTATTTACAAAATCTAAAACTCTAACTGAAAAAATAATCCTGTGTGAAAAACAAGCAGATGTAGACAACAATCTAGCGGAATGTCAACAAGTAATAGACAAGTTATCAACGATTATTTGTGGGTTTGGCACAAACACCATAGATGATTTGTTATTTATAAGTTTTGGAACCGAATTTAAAAATATGCAGATACAAAATCCAATTATGCAAGATAAATACAACTTAATCAAGAAATATATACAACCAACAGGATATAAAGTGCTCCATTGGAAGCCAAATCACAAAATAGCGATCAATCCTGTGCAAATATGTGCAAATAAAATAACCGAAGACGACTTAAATCTATCAGAGGCGGCGTCGTTTGAATGTTTTGACGTTGACTCGGGAACCAAGCTATTGTATCAGCGGGTTTATGGAATACGGTTAGTGATTCAGAACGAAAAGGCGAAAAAGAGTTTATTAATAACGGGCATAATAGACGACGTGCAACTGGATTGCATTGTAAATGAGTACGTCAATTCAAGAATGGAAGACATCGCGAATCTATCTTGCGGGCGTAGACAGTTAGAAAGTTACATAATAAGTAGAATAAGAGAAACTATGACATTAAAAGACGTTCTGATAAGTGGGAACGACGACATTATAAAAAAGATGTTTACCGTTATACGCGACGTGACTATAACGAAACAAAATAAACTAGACGTAACGATGAAATCATTTTTGGAATTAGACATATATTCACAGCGGGGATTATTGATAAATTTATTGATCAACGAGAACGACAATGATGTAAATTACATAAGTTATTTGTTATATGAAATGTTATCAGTAAATTCAACGGACGGGGCGGAAAACCAACAACTGCAATTCTTTTACGAAAGTCTGCCGTACAAAATAAAGAAGAATTTCAAAGAAGTGGTGAAGCACGCGCTTACGACTGCAAACAACATGATGCAAAAGTACGACGTAAGTCAAGTGTCACTAGAACAACAAATATATTTAATGAAAGCCGACGACATTGTAAAAGAAAAGGCGATGTTAAAATTAAAAGAAATAAAGGGTAAACCAGACGAGATGGGATTAAAAGCCAAACAATACTTGGAAGGGTTGATAAAAATACCGTTTGGAGTATATCGCGAGGAACCTGCATTGAAAGAAATAAAGATATTGAATGAATGGTATCGTCGCATATTAACCATCGTGAAAAATCTATTTCCAGAGTTGAAAATCTCATCAAAGAAGATGTACACTGTGTTAGATATAATAAAAGGAACAAAAGCGATTATGGAATACTCGCGCGAGAACATTGGCCCAATCATAGAAACCACGTTAAATGGCTTGTGTTTAAAACAAATAAACGTTGTAGTGCAACACATAAATAATTACGCAAAAACGCACGCAGTAGATGTAAAAATAATCACGTCAAACCAAACAAAGCCGATGCAGATAAAAAAGATCGCCGAATTTTTGGAAAAGGCCAAGAAGGAACAACCAATGATTTTATATGATTTATACGACAAGGTAATGGCTGACATAACGCAGTCATCCTTGACGAGAATAATAACCGATACTGAAACATTGAACAAGAACATAAAGAAGGTAGAAAATACACTCTCTGATGTCCTGTCGGTGCTGGACAATTCCATATATGCACATCGGCGGGCGAAGAACCAAATAATGAAAATAATCGGACAATGGATGAACGGAGAACAAACAGGTTACTGTTTTGGGTTTGAAGGCTCACCAGGCATCGGCAAGTGTTTCAAAAAGAATACACCCATTATGCTATCAAACGGAAAAATAAAAATGGTTCAAGATATAACAACCGATGATAAGTTGATGGGTGACGACAGCAAACCACGTAATGTGTTGGCATTGGGCGCAGGAAGAGAAAAAATGTATCGCATAGAACAAGTAAAGGGCGATGATTATATAGTGAATGAAAGCCATATACTGAGTCTTAAAATGACAAAACCAAATAGAAACGGAGACAGGCACAAAACTATAATGGGAAAACGCTATTATAAAAACGACATTGTTGATATATGCATAAAAGATTATTTAAGTCTGCCGCCATCGTTGAAAGAATGTTTGAAAGGATACAAAGTTGGAGTGGATTTTGTAGAACAGCAGGTAGATATGGAACCATATGCTTTGGGTTATTGGTTAGGCGATGGTGATAAAACCACGTTTAGAATAACAACAATAGACCCCGAAATAGTAGAGTATTTTAATAAATATGCCAACCAATACGGGCTTCACCTTAAACAAGGCAAGATGGGAACAAAAAACGAAATTACTTATCATATTACAACTGGCAAGAAAGGTGGATGTGATTATTCCAGAAATGCATTTTTAAACATTTTAAAAAAATACAATCTCATACATAACAAACACATTCCAGACGTGTATAAGTACAATTCAAGGGAAAACAGGTTAAAATTACTTGCTGGTTTAATAGATAGCGATGGATACCATAACCCTACGAATAATAGTTTGGAAATTACTCAAAAGAATAAAGCATTAGCAGATGACATATTATTTTTGGTGCGAAGTCTTGGAATGCGTGGAATGATGCAAGAATGTGAAAAATCGTGTATGTATAAGGGCGAAAAAAGATGGGGAACATATCATCGCATAACAATAACGGTTAATGGAATGGATGAAATACCAGTATTATTACAACGCAAAAAAGCTCGCCCTCACAAACAAATAAAGGATCCAATGAATACTGGCATTAGCGTGATTCCATTGGAGGAAGATGATTATTACGGATTTCAGATTGATGGTAATTCCCGATTTTTATTAGGTGATTTTACAGTTGCACACAACACGTCACTCGCCAAGAAGGGATTATCGCATTGTTTAAAGAACGCAGATGGAAGTTCTCGCCCATTCGCATTTATTGCGTTGGGCGGGTCGTGTAATGGTTCCACGATTGAAGGACACGGCTATACATATATGAACTCAACGTGGGGTAAGATAGTAGACATATTGATGGATGCAAAATGTATGAACCCAATTATTTATATTGATGAACTAGATAAAGTAAGCAAGACGGAGAACGGGCGCGAAATAATCGGCATATTTACCCATTTAATAGACCAAACGCAGAATGATACATTTCAAGATAAATATTTCAGCGGAATAAACATTGACTTATCAAAGGCTCTCTTTATATTTTCATATAATGACCCAGACCAAATAGACCGTGTATTATTGGATCGCATACATCGCATCAAGTTTGAGAACCTATCGCTAGACGACAAAATGGTAATAGTAAAGAAATATATATTGCCCGAGATAAATACCAAAATGGGGTTTGATAATATCGTGGATATATCGGACAGCATGATAGAACACATAATAGAGAAATATACATTGGAACCAGGCGTTAGAAAATTAAAAGAGTTGTTGTTTGATCTATTTGGAGAAATCAACTTGGATATATTGAAAAATGCGAGCGATACGGACATAGAGTTGCCGATAATAATTACCGAGGATAACTTGGAGAATAAGTATTTAATAAAATACCACAAAATCACGGAAAAAACGATACACAAGTGTCCAGAAGTCGGAATAATCAACGGGCTCTGGGCGAATGCATTGGGTCGGGGCGGAATAATACCAATACAAACGCTGCTATATCCATCATCTTCGTTCCTGGAACTACGGTTAACCGGATTGCAAGGAGACGTGATGAAAGAAAGTATGAATGTCGCCAAAACGTTGGCGTGGAACCTAACCCCAAACGACGTGAAGAAGGAATTATTGGTGCAATTTAAGGAGACGCAATGTCAAGGATTACACATTCACTGTCCCGAAGGAGCAGTATCCAAAGACGGTCCATCAGCGGGAGCAGCAATAACCGCAGCCATATTTAGTATATTTAACAATAAAAAGATAAAGAATAATCTAGCAATAACTGGCGAAATCAATTTACAGGGAGAAGTCACCGCGATCGGCGGACTAGACTTGAAAATAACTGGGGGAATACGTGCGGGCATAAAAACCTTTCTATATCCAGAAGCAAACCACCGTGACCTGTTGGAATGGAAGAAAACCGCGAAAGTGTCCGATGGAATAGAGTTCTATAAAGTATCGACAATTCAAGAGGTGTTTAATTACGTTTTTGTAAGTGCGTGAAAAACAAATATGCAAGTATAGTATAATAGACTCAATGTTTGATTTAAATTTAATAGTATTTGGATACTTGTTTCTACGTCTAGCACCATTCATAATTGCTTGTTTCTTTACGCTGGCCTCATTATTAAACGCGGATTACAAAGGCGTAGTATATTTAGCTGGTTTAATTCTATCAACTGTGATAGTTATGATGTTCTCGCCAGTACTTACAAACCTCGCTAAACGTACTTGGTGGACAGATATATTTGACGCGCCAGTCGCGCCAGCTGATATATGCAAAGCGTTTTCGCTTGTAGAAGATACATCGATTCTGCCACAGAGTCAATCAATGTTGGCATTCACATTTGTATATTTACTTTACCCAATATTAAAGAACAGCGTGGCTGCTATGAACGTGCCAACGCTCATATTTTTCCCAGTTTTACTTATATTTGATTTTGTCTGGAATGTTAGAAATTCGTGTTATAAGTTTGGACAATTAGCTGCATCGCTTGTATTAGGTGGACTAATGGGTCTGTTGTGGGCACTTTCGGTATCAAGTGGCGGAAAACAGATGGATATGTTATATTTCACAACGGGTTCTCCTGAATTGGTAAAATGTTCAAAACCCAACACGTCAACGTTTAAATGTTCCGTATACAAAGGAGGGAAACTTATAACAAATAATATGGGTTAAATAAATGAGACAATAACAATATGCATAAAATGATAACTTATGGCGGCATCATTTTATTCGACAAGTTCAACTTGGTCAATATTATCGATAATCCATCGCTTAACTAACGCAATGTTTCGCTGACGATACATTTCATCTGCAATTAAATGAATGTTCTTGGTCTTTTCTTGAAAAAATACAATGAAATTATTGGTAATCGCTTTATAATTGCCTGATTTATATTTGTCCAACCCGTCAATCGGGAATGGGGCAACGCTTTTGCGTTGGTTTACTTCATTGTGGAAGACAAACAGCATATGAATCATATCTTGCTTTGTTTGAATCGAATTTACATCAATCTTACTCAAATATTCGTGTGCGTGCTTGGAACATATTGGACAAGGTAAATTCGTGCAGATTGTAAAAATGATACGAAACAAGTCGTGTCGCAGCTTGCGGAAGGATGTATCTTTAAACTTTTCAACCAATGTATGTAAAAACGTCCAGGTAGGCGCCCCCCATTTCATCTTGGGTTTAACCTCTGATTGTACTGGCGCATTAATAGGCGTTGGCGGGGCCGATGAAGGAGTCATAATGCGATTACGTAGAGGCATAATATTAGTTGGGCGTTGTTCATTTGGATTATTCATTGTTCGGCGCGAAGTCATTAAAAACATATGATTTGTGTATTGGTAATATACACTATACACATAATAATATGATCCAGCTAACCAATTAATAATGGTAAACGGTATAAAAATCTAGCATTATGTATATAAAACAATGGAAAATAAGCAACAGTTAATAGATAGCATTAAAGATTGGGTCAAATTAGACAATGAAATTCGAAAGTTGCAATCCGAGATAACTTCCCGTAAAAATGAAAAAAAGAACGTATCTGCCAAGTTAATGCAAACAATGAATGCAAACAACATCGACTGTTTTGATATCAAAGATGGTCAATTATGTTACAACAAGCGAAGTGTAAAAAAACCGATAACAAAAAAAGGATTATTTGATATTTTAACTAAATATTACAATGGCGATTTAATGCAAGCAACGCAGGTAAATGAATATATTATTGAAAATCGCGAAGAAGTAGTAAAAGAAACACTTGTTCGCAAAATGGCAAAGGACGTTGCCAGTCCGTAGGTTTACATTAGTCCGAATCCAGGAATGGTATATCGTCCGTGATGTTTTTCATATCTAGCAATGACGCGTGGATTTTCTGTTCCAGACATAACGTCTTCGGTATTATAAACATTATTCACATCGTCAATGTAATAGACAATGCCACAAATTTCGTGGGCAGTTACATCGACCTTGCGTTTCATCTGTTCAATCGCCCCAGATTGACACATTAGTCCGTGAGGAGTACCCTTCACGTGCGTTCCGCAAAACTCGTGTTCATCCATACGTCGTCGGGTGCATTGTTCGCCGTTTGCGCGCTTTGCATTGCACCGATTTGTTACTGGCACGGCATTTTTGATGCGCTTACGTTTGCATACATCGTCCTTTTCAAATATCAAACGTTCATAATCATATACAAACCCAACCAACTCCCCACTTTTGTCTGTTTCACTAAAATTCAACTGCTTAATCTTATCGCGAATTTCATTTTTGAATTCCGTGATGTACGTTTCAAACTTGACATTCAGACGCTTTTCCATTTCTTATGATAATTGCACTAGGTTGATGATATATAAAGTATATAATCAAATTCAATTTTCTGAAAACGGCAGATCAGTCGCAAACGGTTCTGGTTCTGGTTCTGGTTCTGGTTCTGGTTCTGGTTCTGGTTC